CGGCAAATGATTATTTTTACTATGTTGCTCATACAAGCTATACAACACCAATTAGTAGCACTGGTAATGAGCACCATTCTCATTTATGTGTATATTTACTAGGGTAGGATAAAGATATGTCATTAACAAGAGATTTAGCTAGATTACATTCGGACTCAGATGGTAATCTTATTTTAGCAAATAACTTAACAGTTGATACAAATACTTTAAAAGTAGATGCAGCTAATAATAGAGTTGGTATTGGTACAACTACTCCTGCTGCACCTTTAGATGTTGTAAGTTCAAATGGCGTTTTAGCTAAATTTGGTGCTACGACTGAACTTGAAATTTATGCAGATAATAATGAAGTTAGTTTTAGAGCTGATGCTGATAATGATGAAAACGATACTATATTTACATTTGATATAGATGGTTCTGAAAAGATGAGAATAAAAAATGATGGCAACGTTGGTATAGGAACCACAAGTCCTACAAACAACCTTACAATTTGTGATGGCGGTGCATCACCTTATGGAGCAGACGCTACTATTTTATTAGACCTGAAAAGAAATGTTACTAATACCGGTGCAGCGAATGCAGTTGGATTGAGGCTAGGAAATAACTCTAATGGATTTGAAATTAAATATGGTGGTACTTCAGATGCATTAAGCATGGCTGGCGGTAGTGGAAATACAATGGCTACCTTTAAAAATGATGGCGCTTTGACATTACCTTATCAGCCTGCTTTTTATGCATTTACTACAAATGATATTACTGCAAATGGTGTTGCTTTAACATCTACAAATGGTGTTACCTGGTCAGAAAGCTTTGACCAAGGTAATAATTTTAGTAATGGAACTTTTACTGCACCTGTAGCTGGTAAATATTATTTTTCAGTCATGTGGAATAGATATATTGTGCAGTCAAGGATTGCAATTCGTAAAAATAATAATAACTATATGAGATGGGAACCAACCGGTAGAACAGATGAAGCTTGGGAAAGTCAACAATATGCTGTATTAATTAATTTAGCAGCCAGTGATTATGTGACTTTATATGGAGAATACTCTGGAACTACTAGCCATCCCTATCATATGGGTGGTGGTGCTTGGGGCCACTTCGGCGGTTATTTAGTTGCATAGGGAGATAACTAATGGGTAACGCACGAAATTTAGCAGATAATCTTCCTCTTACAGGAGCATCTAGTAATAGAAACCTTATAATAAATGGTGGATTTCAAGTTTTTCAAAGATCCACCGCAGTGGTAACTGCTTCTACTGGCTTCCAAGGGTATTACAGTACGGCTGACAGATGGAAAATTTATGCAAACGCAGGCGGTGGTAATTACACTACAGAACGTTCTACAGATACACCAAGTGGCTCAGGCTTTTCTTTAAAAGCAGTCGTTACTACGGCTAATTCAAGCCTTTCATCATCACATTATGCAAACTATGATCATTTTATTGAAGCTCAGAACTGTCAACATTTAGCGTATGGAACAGCTGCTGCAAAAACTCTTACTGTTTCCTTTTTTGTAAAATCTAGCAAAACTGGAATTTATACTATTGCACTCTACAAGCCAGATACTACTGCTTATATGTACACTAAAGAATACACGATTAACTCTGCTAATACTTGGGAGAAAAAAACAATAACTATAACTCCCACTGCAGGTGGCACATCTTTTATAACATCGTCTGGTGGAGCCATAGCAAATGATAACGGTATAGGTTTGGGTCTTAGCTTTAACCAAGCTTTTGGTTCTAGCTTTAGTGGTGGTACAAGCGATGTTTGGGGATTAGGCAGTAATTGGAATTATTCAACTACTAATGCTGTTAATTGGATGGATACAGTAGGAAATACCTTTTATCTTGCGGAAGTTCAGCTAGAACTTGGATCAAAGGCTACACCCTTTGAGCATCGGTCATTTGGTGATGAGCTTGCACGGTGTCAAAGGTACTTTTATTCTTGGACTAGTTCAGGTTTAAGTGATAATATCTATATAAGAAGTCCTTATTCAACAGGCACGCCGCCAAATTCATCGGCTAGTGCAGCTTATACCTTTCCCGTTACGATGAGAGCAAACCCCACAATGACTACTAGTTATAATTTTAGTAGATTTACTGCAAGTATACATAATGCAGTTGCACAAATAGGAACAACTTCCGCAGGTAATGCATATGCTACAACAAGTTTTACTGCGGATGCGGAGTTATCATTATGAGTATTACGAATGTAAAATATGTATTAGACGATGATGGTAATAACTGCCAAGTCAAATCTACAATAAATGGCCAAGAGATGTATGTGCCAATGTCAGAGGACAATAGACACTGGATAGACATACAAAAATGGGTAGCAGATGGTAACACGATAGAAGAGGCCGACTAATGACTAGAGCAAGAGATTTATCAAGAGCCGTTAACAATAAAATGTCAGTGTTTAAGTATACTGCCACAGCCGGCCAAACTACGTTTACTGGAGCTGATGGTGGTGGTGCAACATTAGCATATGACCCTAACTCAATGATTGTAACATATAACGGTATTATTTTAGAAAGCACATCAGAATATACGGCAACTAACGGTACATCAGTTGTTCTTACGGCTGGAGCAGAAGTTGGGGCAGAAGTAAATATATTAGCATTTGAAGATGTAGCATATTCTGGAGTTATGCCAACAACCGGTGGTGCTTTTACTGGTGATGTAACGATTACTGGAAATGCAAATGACGCTAATGGTAATTTAAAGGTTACTACTAACACACCAACAAATTATCCAGCGGTAGTTATCCAAACATCTACTGGTGGAAACGGTTCAGAAACACATGGATTACATATTAAAAATACTGCGAATGGTCATGGTTTAAGGGTAGACGATGCATCACCTGACACCACTCCTTTTGTTGTTGCTAGCGATGGTAAAGTTGGCGTTGGCATAGAAACCCCTACAGCACCTTTGCATATCGCAGCTCCTGATAATTCTGACCTTATGCATTTTACCGTAACAGGTAATGAAAGGTGGGCGTTGAGGGGTGCGTCTGGAGGCGGCTCAGATGATTATATTGCTTTTGGTATAGATGGTGGAACAACCGCAATGCAATGGCATGAAACAGGTAAAATTGGTGTTGGAGGAAAAGCAGACCCCGATTCTACATTACATATGATTAGTAATAATTCAGGATTTGTTGCTAGTAATGGAGCAGGCATAAATGGTATACAACTTTCACGAATCGATAATGATGGTGAAAATTTATATATGTATACTTCTTCTGGTCAAGGGTGGAGCGGATCTAGTTATGTAGGTAGAATTGAATCATTCGGTAATAATGTACTAGAGATCGGATCACAACAAAATATTAATATTAGTATGGGTACTAATAATGCGGAAGTTTTAAAAATTAATTCTTCTGGCGTAGAAGCTTCAGGCGGCGGTGGAGGTGATTATATAAGATGCAGTGGGTTAACCCAGGGAGGTGGCGGTCATTATATAGAAATAAGTGGTAATTTACCTGGTTACGGTGCTGGTCAATATAATTGTTTAAAAACAAGTCTTGGCGATTTGCATTTTGCTGCAGGCAATACATATACAGGATATATTAGTGGTAATGGTGGATTTACTGATGTATCAGATTCGTCATTAAAAGAAAACGTTTCAACAATCGATAGTGCATTATCAAAAGTATCACAACTAAATGGTAGATATTTTAATTGGATTGATTCGAATCGTGGTGATGATAGACAAATTGGTTTTGTTGCACAGGAAGTAGAAGCAGTTGTTCCTGAATTAGTAACAACATCTAATCCTGGATTAAAAGGAATATCATACGGTAAGGCTACTGCTTTATTAGTTGAAGCAATAAAAGAACAACAAGCATTGATTGAAGCTTTAACTGCAAGAGTAACCAGTTTAGAGGGTTAAACGTATAAATAACATAAACGCCAAACAGGGAAAGTGAACTAATGGCTACGGATAAAGATTTTGTCGTCAAGAACGGCTTACAAGTTGGCTATGACTCAGCCACAACATCAAACCTTTTAGTAGACTTCGGACATATCAGAACGGCAACAAGACCTTCTGGTACAAATGATACGACTGTTGCTACTACTCAATTTTCAACGAATGCAGCAAACGAAAATGCAGTTGCAATGGCAATCGCGTTAGGATAAACTATGCCCAATACATTTAAAAGAAAATTATCAAGAAACGTTGGAACATCAGCGGCGACTGTTGGTAGTTATACAGTAGGAGCTTCTACACAAACAACGGTAATTGGATTGACATGTTCTAATAATACGGCAACAGCAATCACAGTCGATGTAGCTCTTAATGATGGAGCCAATGATCATTTTATGGTTAAAACGGCAACTGTACCCAGTGGAGGTTCGCTAGTCGTCGTTGGCGGAGATCAAAAAGTTGTCATGGAAACTGGTGATAGTGTAAAGATAACATCAAGTACGGCAAGTAGTTGTGATGTTATTATGAGCTTGTTGGAGATTACCTAATGGGTAGGTCACACGATCTTGCAACTGGTGTATCTTATCAGGATCAAACTGAAACTGATGCGCGCTACCATACAAAAACAGCATCTGATGCAGCATTTGCAGCTAAGTCTGGTGATACATTTACCGGTGCTGTTAATGTTAACGGTGGCAATCTTACACTTAACTCTACTAACGATGCAGCACATAGGTATCTGTATTTAAACGCTAGCGCTACGAATGATGGACATATTCTTTTTCAAAGAGCGGGATCTCCTAGGTTTCAAATATCATCTGATACTTCTCATAATCTTTTTACTTGGAATTATGCAAGAAACGGTACATCTCATAGAATAAACACTGATGGTAGTGTTATAACGCCTCATCAGCCTGGTTTTAGTGTAGCTGGAGCCTTTGGTTGGAGAGATTATGGATCATCACTAACAGAAGTTGTTAATTGGTACTCAACTCAAACAGGATTTTATAATACCGGAATGTTTAATAATAGTACTGGTAGAGCGACCGCTCCACAAGCAGGTAAATATTTATTTAACGTTAATATGTATGTTAATGGTAATGGTGATACGCAACACGCTGGAAGGCTTTATATTAATGGATCATCATTTGGCGATAGTTATATGTTGTATCAGAACTCAGACTCAGGATATCCAGATAATACTCTGAGTGCAAGTTTTTTAATTTCATTATCAGCTAATGATTATGTTTCTTGGTGGTCCACTTACGACGTTTACGGCTATCACAGTTCCTTTAGCGGTCATTTTTTAGGTTAGGACATAGACATGACATCTATAATGAAAGTTGATAATATACAAAACGCTGCTGGCGGTGATGGTGTGCATATTCCAGGTCATGTTGTTCAAGTTCAAAACACAGGATGGAATACAACTTTCAGTACTACAAGCCAAAGTTTTACTAGTACGGGACATGCGGTAACTATTACTCCTAAATTTGCTTCTAGTAAAATATATTTAAATTTAGCTGGCGGTAGTTGGTATATTGAAGCAGGTACAGCAATGACAACTATCTATAGAAATAGTACTCATATAGGAGAAGCTACTGGTGGTTTAGCATATAAGCAAGGAAATGTTAATGCTAGATATCATCCACATTCAATGTCAGCTTATGATAGTCCTAATACTACAAGTGCAATAACTTATACTGTATACATAAAAAGTGAAAATGGAACTACTACGTATTATTCATATCCTCAATATGGAATTATGAGTTTAGTTGCAATGGAGATAGCCCAATAATGGTAATATATAATACAAACAATCAACAAGGAAAACAAAAATGACAGATGTAGCAACAGCGTTAGGCGCATTGGGTATAACCGAGTGGGTTATGCGCGGTGAGCCTACAAATGAAACAGAATTTAATTCTATGTTTGCAAAAGTAACTGGAGAAGATAGTAATGGTTCAGCCATTGAATCATCAAATCCAGCTGATTTTGGTGTAACATGGAGTCAAGTTGATACTAAAAAAACAGAATTAGTAAACGCAGAGCCTTTAAAATTGCTTCGCGCTGAAAGAGATAGTCGTCTTGCGGCGACTGATTGGTGGGGTCTATCTGATCTCACAATGACCTCGGATCAAACGACATACCGTCAAGCACTCCGAGATATAACAGGTACATATACTAGTCTTGATACTGTTGTATGGCCAACTAAACCATAATAGGAGATAATTAAATGGTTGATTTTACTATTACTCTGACAGATACAGAGAATAAAGGAATGGAGTACGCCGCTAATGATGTTGCCGACTGGATCGATAACGCAGCGACTAACCGTGCTCGAATAGCGGTCGATGAGATCGTAAACTTATATACAACTAAAGCACTTGACGACGGTGTCGCAATACCTGCAACAAGAGATTTAATTGTAGCTGATGCTTTCACTCGTGGTTGGGTTAAAACAGCCGCTCAACGAGATTCAGACTCAGCAGCTGAATTAGCAGGTAGATAATATACCTAGTGAGGACCTGAATAATGGCATACATTGGACAGACATTAACTGAAGGCACTAGAAGAGCCTATACGTTTACCGCAACCGCTGGTCAAACCAGCTTTAACGCAATTTATAGTGCGGGTGCAGTTGATGTGTATCTTAATGGTATTCTTCTTCAGCCTGCTGATTATACAGCCACAACAGGTACTACAGTTGTCCTTGGCACTGGAGCTGCACTTAGTGACGAAATAACTATCATTTGTCATAATACATTTAGTGTAGCTGATGCACCGACACTTTCAGGTGGTGGTACATTTGCATCTAGTATTAGAGCACCTATATATGATACAACTCAAAATACTATGAAGACAGCTTTATTTCAGACTAATGAACAAACAATGTCGACAGATACAACCATAGCGAGTGGAGAAAATGCTAGTGCAAACGGTCCAATTAATGTTGCATCTGGTATAACACTTACAGTAAATGGTAATTTGGTGATTTTATGAGTACTATAAAAGTAGAAAATTTAACAGGTCTTACTAGCGGAGCTAATGCCAATAAGATTATCGTACCGTCTGGTCAGACGCTTACTGCTCCAGGTCATGTTATTCAGTATGCACAAACTGAAACTGGCACAGCTACAACTATATCTGCTGGTGCAAGTGCAACTATTTTAACAATAAACTTTACACCAAAGTTTACTACTAGCAAAATACGTGTTTCTTACACTTTTCACAATTTAAGAAAGACTACAGGAGCAGGAGTTAACACTTGGTTTAACTCTCGAATCTTTTTAGATGGTACACAACAAGGAAATATAAATGGTACTATGGGTTATCCAGAAACATTCAATGATCATAGATATACATATAGCGCTGAAGGTGAGCTAGCATCATGGAGTGGTGCTAAACCCGTAGCTTTAAATGGTTATGTAGGCTCAACTGGTTCTACATGGGTAGTGTCATATCAAGGTGCGACTACAAATATGACAGTTATGGAGATCGCACAATGAGTATCTTAAAGGTAGACACTATAAATGAAAAGACTACTGGTAATGGCGTGGCTATTCCAGGTCATATGGTTCAGTTTAAAAGTAATACATCTGCAGCAGTATCATATAATAATAGTACAACTTCATATATTGCTTCTGGAGTTTTTATGGATTTTACTCCTAAGTTTTCTAATTCTATAGTATTAGTTACTTTTCAATCACGTAGATTTAATCACGTAACTGCACCTGTTATTCAGGTAAAATGCATGAGAGATGCAACTACAAATATCGGTTTATCTACGGCAGGTTCAGGTGTTACAGAAGCTTATTATCAAAATAATAATACAACCGGCTCAAATCAAATTGCACACGGTGCACATTATATGTGGCAAGACAATCCTAATACAACATCTTCTGTAAGATACGAACTTTACTTTGCGGCATCCACAAGTGGAAATGGATATTTAGCTGATAACGGTGGTGTTCAACTTTACATACAGGAGATAGCCCAATGAGTGTATTAAAAGTTGATTCGATACAGAACACTGGTGGTACTACAGCAATCACAATAGATAACAATGGATTTGTTGCTCCTAAGGTTCCGCTATTTAAAGTAAATCTTGATTCAAATAGTATTGATTATAGTAGTAATAATTGGATTTTAATAGATTGGTCTGCTTCTGGCTCAGTAGAATATGATAATACAAGCGCATGGGATACTGCTAACGAAAAATGGACACCACAAACAGCAGGGTATTATCAAGTAAATTGTCAAGTAACTACTGGAGCAGGTACTGTAAGATCTGTTGGTGCGGCAATATATAAGAATGGTTCAGAAGTGCATAAATCAAATTTCTGGGCAGGGGCTGAGGCTGATGGTGACGATTTAGAAACTTCATTCTCAACACTTATATATTTAAATGGTTCATCAGATTATATACAACTTTATGGATATATTTATGATAGTGTAGCAGGACAAGATAGATTTTTTGGTACTAAAAGAACTTCTTTCTCAGCTCATTTAGTATCAAGTTAGGATAAAAATGGCATATATCGGTACACAACCTAAAGATGTTAGATCGTTCGGAAGAGCTAAGTTTGACTTTACTGCTACTCAGGGACAGACAGCATTTACTGGCGCTGACGATGATAGTAAAACATTAGGCTTTACTGACGGACAGATAGAAGTATATGTCAACGGTATCCTTATGGATGAGAGTGACTTTACTACTAGTAATGGTAATACAGTTACATTAGCATCTGCGGCTAACCTTAACGATGTTATTAGTATTGTAGCAATGCAAACTGATATACCAAATAGTGATTATGTTCCAGCATCTGGTGGTACGTTTAGTGGTAATGTTACACACAGTGGTACATTAGCTGCTCCAACTATTAGTGGTAATGTATCTGTTACTGGCGAGGTATTGGTAGGTAAGACTACCGCGAATTTTGCAACTGCTGGTACAGAGATAAATTCAAGTGGTCGTGTGTTCATAACTTATGATGGAGGTGGCGCATTACAACTAAATCGTAAAACGAGCGATGGTGATATTATTGAGTTGCATAAAGACGGTACAGAAATAGGAAGCATTGGAATACAATCTACTGGCTTTTATGTAGATGGCGAACCCGGTCATGCAGGAATACGTTTTGCAGGAAATGAGTTAAGTCCAAGAGATAACGGTGCTGATGCAGATGGAGTTGTTAGTTTAGG